CGATGATATGAATAACATAGAAAAAATACGAGCAATGCTCAACGGAACGAATAGGAAAATACAAGTCGGCCCGGAACCGAAGACAATTCATCAACGTGAGGAAGGTGATCGTTGGACTGATGGGAATGGCCGTGAATGGATGAAGATAAATGGGCAGAGAAGACAAATTACTAAAATGCCCGCACGAGGATTTGACGAATGTAAAGATTGTGAAAAATTGATTTTAAAACAACGTGATCAAGCCACGTATAATAGAATGCAGAGATGTTTTCATTGTCAAATAAACTTTGAAGTCGATTTAAAGGCAGCAGGTAAATGGAAAGAATGGGTAATAGATCAGGAAACTCAAAGATGGAAAAGTATAGAAAAAGAAGTCGTAGCTATAATGAAAGAAATGAAAGAAGATGGAGATCAAGCTTTTGATAAGTCGGTTGCACTCGCAGTAGGAAATGAAAATATTTCTCAACAAAAACAAAAGTTGAAAAAATAATGCCCCAAAATATTAAACAAGTAATTCGTCGCGAATATCTTAAATGCGTATCAGAGCCCGCTCATTTTATGAAAAAGTACTGCACTATTCAACATCCTCAACGTGGTAAAATTAAATTTGATTTATATGAATTTCAAGAAAAGACATTAGAAGCAGTTCAGAAACATCGATACAATATTCTTTTAAAGTCTCGACAATTAGGTATTTCGACTTTAACTGCAGCGTATTCATTATGGACGATGTTATTCAATAATGATAAAAATATTCTCGTTATAGCGAAAGATAAAGATACAGCAAAAAATTTAGTTACAAAAGTTCGTGTCATGTATGCTAATTTACCGTCATGGTTAAAAACTAAAGTTGATGAAGATAATAAATTGTCTTTACGTTTTGTAAACGGATCACAAATTAAAGCTTTAGCAGCAACATCTGAAGCAGGACGATCTGAAGCACTCTCACTTTTAATTCTCGACGAAGCCGCTTTTATTGATAATATCGATACCATCTGGACTGCATCGCAACAAACACTTGCAACAGGAGGAAATTGTATTGTGTTATCGACACCTAATGGTGTGGGAAATTGGTTTCATAGAATGTGGGTAGATGCCGTCGATGATGTTAATGATTTTAATTTTATAAAACTTCATTGGTCACTTCATCCTGATAGAAATCAAGCTTGGCGTGATGAACAAGATATCGTACTTGGACCTACGATGGCGGGCCAGGAATGTGATGCTGATTTTCTATCATCAGGCCAATCAGTTGTTGATCCTAAAATTTTAGAATGGTATAAAGAAAATTGTGTTAAAGATCCAGTAGAAAAAGCAGGAATTGATCAAAATTTATGGATATGGGAATACCCTGACTATTCAAAAAATTATTTAGTAGTCGCTGATGTGGCGAGAGGAGATGGGTCGGATTATTCTGCAGTACAAGTTTTTGAAATAGATGATTTGAGTCAGATAGCGGAATATAAAGGTCAGCTTAGCACAACAGATTTTGGTAATTTTTTAATCGAATTATCGACAAAATATAATGACGCGTTATTAGTTGTTGAAAATAATAATGTAGGATGGGCGACGATTCAAACAATAATAGATCGAGGTTATAAAAATTTATTCTACCAATCAAAAGATTTAAGATATGTTGATGTAGAACATCAAATACAATCAAATAGATATAGAACACGAGATAAAAATCTCATTCCAGGATTTACAACAACGATGAAGACTAAACCGCTGATTGTTGCAAAAATGGAAGAGTATACAAGAGAAAAATTAACTAAACTTAATTCAGCGCGATTGATAGAAGAATTATTTGTATTTATATATAATAACAGTAAAGCAGAAGCGATGCAGGGATATAATGATGATTTGGTTATAGCATACGCCATTGCTTTATGGATTCGAGATACAGCGTTGAAATTAAAAACTGAACATGACAATCTACAGAGAGCATTAATGGATTCTTTATTGAATAGCAATAAAGGATATGATGCAGGATTTTCTAAAGGAAAGATAAAACCGAAAAATAATCAATGGGAAATAGATATAGGTAGTCAAAAAGAAGATTTAACATGGTTATTATAAGAGAGGCAAAAAATGGCAGAACAAAATAATTTATTCAATAGATTAAAACGATTATTTAGAAGCAATATTGTTGTTCGAAAAACAGATGACAATCGTTTAGTTGTAAAAGATGTTGATTTTTCTCAAACAGGATTATTGACTAATTTTATCGATCGATATACAAGACTGGTAGGTGCCGGCGGCTGGGGTACGAAATATGCAGCAAGGCAAAATGCAAGAAATGCATATGAAATAGCCAGACAAGAATTATTTAGAGATTATGAATTAATGGACTCAGATCCGATTATTTCATCAGCATTGGATATTTATTCAGATGAATCCACTGTTGATAATATTGAAGGAGAAATTCTTTCTATCAAAACAGATAATAGTAAAGTTTATGAAATTCTTCATAATTTATTTTATGATGTTATCAATATTGAATTTAATTTATGGTCATGGATGAGAAATTTAACAAAGTATGGTGATTTTTATTTATTGCTCGATATAGCAGAGCAGTATGGAATCGTTAATATTAAACCTTTGTCCCCATATGATGTTATTCGATTAGAAGATCACGATCCATCAAATCCTAAAATAGTTCAATTTGAGCTTATAGGTGAATCTGAGTCAACCGTTGCGCCCCAAGGCCAGAAAAAAACATATGAAAATTATGAAATAGCTCATTTTAGATTATTATCTGATTCAAATTTTCTTCCATACGGAAAATCGCAACTGGAAGGCTGCAGACGAGTTTGGAAACAGTTGACATTGATGGAAGATGCCATGTTGATTCATCGTATTATGCGAGCACCAGAAAAAAGAGTTTTTAAAGTCGATATTGGAAATATTCCACCGAATGAAGTTGATAATTTTATGCAAAAGATAATCAATAAAATGAAAAAAATACCAGTAATGGATCAGAGCACTGGTGATTATAATTTACGATATAATATTGAATCCGTTACAGAAGATTATTATCTTCCAGTTCGTGGAGGGGATAGCGGCACTGAAATCGAAACTTTACCTGGTCTGACTAATGATAACGCTATTGATGATATCGAATATTTACGTAATAAATTAATGGCAGCGTTAAAGATACCGAAAGCATTTTTGGGCTATGAAGAGGGTATTGGATCGAAAGCTACCCTTGCTGCTGAAGATGTTAGATTTGCTCGTACGATCGAACGATTTCAAAAAATTCTTGTCGCGGAACTTGAAAAAATTGCCATTATCCATTTATATGCTCAAGGATTCAATGATGCTGAATTATTAAATTTTGATCTCGAACTCACAAATCCATCTATGATTCATGAACAGGAAAAACTCGAATTATTAGAACAACAAGTCACTATTGCACAATCAGCTATGGAAAATAAATTATTTTCAAGAGATTGGATTTATGATAATATCTTTGATTTAAATGAACATCAGAAAAGTGATATTTTTCAAAAAATTATCGAAGATCAGAAACAAGCATTTCGAATGGAGCAGATTTCTGCGGAAGGAAACGATCCTGCCGAATCTGGACAGAAAGCAGATGAAGAAGGAATGGAAGAAAGTGGTGAATGGGGAGGGAGCGAAAAAGGACCTCAATATTCACATCGCGATTACGGCGAAGCGACATCCCAAGATATAAAAGACGCAACTAAATATGAACGAGAACGGTATGGTGCAAGAGAATTTAAAGGCGGAAGCCCCCTTTATCCAGGAAAAGGATCGACTATTGTTAAGTCAGAAGGACTACTCGATCAATTAAAGAAAAAATTCGGAAAAGAGTTAAACAATACTGGTATTTTAAATGAAAATTCACTTTTAGATGATGAAGATAATGAATAAATATATGATAAAAAGAAAAAAATTATATTTATATATGAAAAAATATACTTATTTGGATATGGAGATAGCTCATGCATAATAAAAAGGTGAAACATAATAAACTTCGGAACACCGGGTTACTTTTTGAGTTTTTATTAAGACAAACTACAGCTGATGTACTTAATAAAGAAAAGGAATGTCAAGCTTTAAATATTATTAAAAAAAGATTTAATGAAAATACCGAATTGGGGAAGGAATGGGCTCTATATAATCTTTTAATTAATAGAAAATTTGATTCAGACAAAAAAGCAAATTTTTTTATTCTCGAAGCCATTGATGCAAGAAAAAAAATAAACATTTCTTTATTGAAAAGAGAAAAATTTAATCTCATTAAAGAAATTCAAAAGAAATATAATTTAGTAAAATTTTTATCTTCAAAAGTTCCTAATTATAAAATTTATGCTTCTGTTTATATGTTATTTGAACAGCAGAACCGATTATCACCTGCCGAAAAAACAGAATCATTTTTTAATTTAGTTGAAAATATTACAAGCAAAGAAAATATTAAACTTTCAGAAACTATTGGGCTAGCTCTTCCCGATGACGAAGAATTGAGAATACTCACATACCGCGTTTTATTAGAAAAATTTAATCAAAAATATTCTCATCTGGATAGCAACCAGAAAAAACTTCTGAGATCTTATATAAATAATATATCGAATACAAATTCTCTAAAAGAATATGTAGAAAATGAAATTCCACACGTGAAAAAAAATCTTAAACAGTATAGTAAAAAAATTGATTATAAGATTACAAAAATTAAATTAAATGAGGCTATGAAATCTATAAATAAATTTTGTAATATTGGAAATTCAAAAGTAGTGAACGATACAGTTGTGATTCAATTGATGAGATACTATGAATTGATAAAAGAATTGAAAAAAGTATGACCGAGTCTTTAGAGGCTCGATTGAGAGCTTATATTCGTGAAATATGTCTCGGAGATGAAGATGAAGATGAAGAACTAGGAGAAATCACCACAACAGGTGATATAGCGGGATACGAAACACCATATGCTTTTACAGGTCCCGGGAGGAAAAGAAAGAAAAGAAAAAGACCAATGACTGAAGAAAT